ACGGCAAATACTTCTACACCGAAAATAGCGCACAAAACTACGCCCTAACCCTCAAAAATAAAGAGGTAAAAAAAGTAGTACGTACAGAAGATGCAACAGAAAAAGAGGAAGTAAAAAATGAAGTCGTTACTGAAACAGAAAAGCCTCAAACAGTAGTAACCGCTGAACCCTCAGAGCCCTCAGAAAACCCAGAGCCCTCAGAAAACTCTGATAATTCAGAAAACTTTAATAGTTCAGAAACCCCAGAGCCTTCAGAAAGCTCAGAGCCCTCAGAAGAAACAAAGCCCAGCTTTGAACTCAAACCTAAAAACTTTAACAAACGCTAAACAATGAACGGAGTAAAATTCATAAGAAAAAATGGTGGCTTAGGGCGTGAACTCGCAGGTGAAGACCATATCTCTGGGCTCATCGTCTATGGTGAAAAAGCCGTTGCCCCTACCTTATTGCTTTCAGTAGAGGAGCTAAACGGCAAGGGAATTTTCCCCGATACAGCCCCTGTATTGCACTATCATATAACCGAGTTCTTTCGTATCAATGAAGGCGCTAAACTATACGTGCAATCGGTAGCAAGTGCCGACGGCAATTATACCGAAGTAAAAACCCTGCAAGCATTCGCCCAAGGCAAACTCCGACAAATCGCCGTTTGCGACTTCAAAACCGAACTTTCGGGCTTAGACAACGCCCTTAGCAAGCTAAACACTATCGGCAAGGAGTTAGCCAAACGTATCACCCCTGTAAGCCTATTGTATAGCTTTAAACTCAAAGCCGAAGATATTGCTAACCTCCCCGATTTGCGCACCAAAAGTGCCGAGCTTGTGAGCGTGGTCATAGGGCAAGACGGTGCAGGACGCGGAGCCTATATCGCACAAACAACCCCTGCTGTCGGTTGTATAGGGGCTGCCCTTGGAGCCCTTTCCAAAGCCAGCGTACACGAAAGCATTGGCTGGGTAGAGAAACAGAACTTAGTAACTGTTGCTTACAATAAAGGTCTTACAGGCGATGTACTGCAAGCCCTTGAATTGGATGTCCCTGCTTTAGCAGACGGTACCAAGCTTGGCAGCCTAACCCCTGCACAAGTAGAAGCCTTGCACGGCAAAGGGTATATTTTCCTTACCCAATATGCAGGCAACGCAGGCACCTACTTCAATGATAGTTTCACTGCAACCGCTGCCAACAGCGACTTTGCCTATATAGAGAATAACCGCACCATCGACAAGGCTATCCGTGAACTGAACCGTGTGCTGGTACCTAAGATTTCAGGGCCTGCCTATATTGACCCCGACACTGGCAACCTACAAACAGCAACCGTATCGGCTATTAGTGCCCTTTGTGAGGAACCTTTAGACGCAATGAAGCGCAACGGAGAGCTCAGCGGGTACAAAGTGTATATCAACCCACGCCAGCGCATTTTGCAAACCTCCAAGTTAGAGGTAGTACTCAAAATAGTACCCGTAGGCACTATGCGTGAGATAGAAGTAGCTATTGGCTTTGCCCTTAGCGTATAGCAATTTAATAACCATTTAAAAGCACTTTAAAAATGTTAGAATTAGAACCCCTTATCAACGGAAGAGAATACGGATGGGCAGATATTATCTGCACTATTGGGGGCGTACCCGTTACGGGTATTGTTGCCATAAAGTACGAAGAGGAGCAGGAGAAAGAGAACGTATATGGTGCGGGTCGCCACCCTGTGAGTCGTGGGTATGGTAGAGTGAAGACTACCGCTTCTATTACAGTGCTTGCCTCAACCGCAATGGCACTGAAAGCTAAAGCTCCTAACGGACAGCTACACCGCATTGCACCTTTCCCTATTACGGTGAACTATCAGCCCGATAATCAGCCCTTGGTAACTCATATACTAAAGAATTGTGAGTTCCAAAAAACACCTTTTGAGTGGAAGGAGGGCGATATGCACAAAGAAGTAGAATTACCTCTCATTGTAAGCCACGTAGTAGATAAAAGCATTTAGTGGGTAGCACCCACAGGCAATTTAAAAAGAAGTAAAAATGGAAGATAAATACACATTTGTAGAATATAATAAAGCTGACGAGTCCGCTACTATTTGCGGATTATCGGCAGCCGAAATACAAACCCTTAAAGAGGAACACGGAGAGCTGGTACTGGTAGAAGTAGCTTCAGAAGGTAAAACCCACCAAGTGATTTTCAAAGAACCTACCTTTAAGCAGTTGGAGGTTATTACCAAAATAGCTAAGACAGACGAGGTAAAATCAGCCCAAGCTGCCTATGTTAATTGTGTAGTAAAAGCCGATGAGGCAATTGCAAACCGCGATTTATTGAAGCTTAAAGCTGTAGAAGCCTTATTGGCACGCATACAGCAAACAAAGGCTAATGCAAAAAACTTGTAGGCTCGTTGCTATCTGATAAAGATAGTGTAGAGCCTAATAACAGAGAAGAGTGGAAAGCTGAGGCACTCATACGCACCAACTTTGGGGTAGCCCCCGAAAGCCTGCAAGCCAGCCAATGGTGCAAACTCTATGCGCAAGCAATGTGGTTAGAGCATTGGCGTATGCAAAACCAAGCCGAATTATTTAAGGTACTTATGGGTGGGTAGTTTCACCCTATCGGGGTAGGTGTTGCTATATACTAAGCAAAAGAAGAATATAAACAAGCTGATGTAAATACTAACAGCCCCTACCTCGTAAAGGTTCCACAGTACAGAACTTACAACGAATACTATAAAAGATAAAGCGTAAACGAGCCAAAATAGTGCTTTCATAAGTAACAATGTTTAACACGGCAAATATACAAAATTAAAATGAATAACACGTTTAATTTCGGAATAAATTTTAATGTGGCGGGCGGGAACGATGTGTCGGCTATATTTGTCGGTTTGTTTAAAAACATTGATATACTACAAGCTGAAATTACCCAAATTAATCAGACGCTCAATACTTTCGCCGAAAACACTACAAAAGCTATTGAGGGGGTAGCTAAAACTGTAAAAGAAAGCACCAAGTTATCTAATTTGAACTTGGAGGCGCTTCTTAGCCTAACAGATAGAGCCACCACCGCTATAGCCGACCTATACGCCCCTGGTATCTCCCTTGAAAAGAACCTCGCTGAACTTTCGGCTATCACGGGCGTTACAGGCGAGGGACTGAAAGCCATAGAACAGGCAGCGCGTGATACTGCTAAAACCTTTGGTACTTCGGCAGTAGATAACGTGGAAGCCTATAAGATGATGCTTTCACAACTTAGCCCCGATATTGCCAAAAGTAGCGAGGCAATGAAGCTGATGGGCGAGAATGTGAATATACTCTCCAAGCAAATGGGGGGCGATACCATAGCCGCTACTGATGTACTCAACACCTCGCTGAACCAGTTTGGGATAAGTATGGAAGACCCTATCAAGGCGGCAAAGGTGATGACCGAGATGATGAACGTAATGTCAGCAGCTGCCCAAAATGGCTCGGCTGAACTCCCGCAAATCAAGCAGGCATTAGAGCAGGTGGGTATGGTAGCTAAGACTACTGGGTTGTCATTTGCTGAAACTAACGCTTACATTCAGCTATTAGACCAAGCAGGCAAGAAAGGTAGCGAAGGAGGGGTTGCCTTGCGCAACGTACTGACTACTCTTTCGGAAGGTCGCTTTACCTCCAAGCTTGCCGCTGACGGACTGAAAGCTGCAGGTATTAGTACCGATTATTTAGCTGATAGCAGCATACCACTACACGAACGCCTCAAGACTTTGCGAAAAATACAAGGCGATACGGCACTGATGACCAAGGTATTTGGCAAAGAGAATATGGCAGCTGCCATTGCCCTTATCAATACCGCAGACGAAGCTGAAGCGATGTCTAAAAAGATAGAAGGCACTAACTCGGCGGTAGAGCAAGCAGGGGTAATTATGGAGAGTACCGCAGAAAAGAATGCACGCCTTACCGCTCAAGTAGAAGACTTTAAGATTTCTATTTTCAATGCAACTAACGGGGCTTTTGGCTATGCAGGGGCTATAGGTAATATCGTAAAAGATATGACAAACCTAATACCTTTGGTGGTAGGACTTTATAATGGAATTACTTTTTTAACCAATGCCGAAAAGCGCGCTGCCCTATGGGCTGGTATTCTATCCGTAAAAACAGCCGTATGGGCAGGCGTTACCAAGGCAATGGCAGTAGCACAGGGCATACTGAATGCCGTAATGAATATGAACCCTGTATTCCTTATCATCACAGGTATTGCCCTACTTATAGGCTATATTGTTACGGCTATTAAGTACTTTGATAGCTTTGGTAGTACAATGTTAGTGCTGTTAGGCCCTATAGGAATGCTCATCAGTGCTTTTATGATGATTAAGCGCCATTGGGATAGTATCGTCGAAGCCTTTAAATCAGAAGGTATATTAGGCGCGCTTAAGCGTATAGGTTTGGTGCTGTTAGATGTGATTATGCATCCCTTGCAAAAGATACTGGGTTGGGTAGCGGAGCTTACTGGCTGGCAATGGGCTACAAATGCCGCTGGCAGTGTAGAGGAGTTTCGCAAGAATATGAATTTAGTCTCTGATGAGGAGAAAGCTAACACCAAAGAAGACGATAAACCTCAAGAAGTAACGGTAGTAGAAAACAAAGATAGCTTTGACCTTACCAAAAACAAACCTACGGTACCTACCGTTGGTGGCGTGGCGGCTACTAAAACAATGAATAGCACGGGGGTAGGAGGCGACAAAAGCAAAAGCGAAAACAAAGTGCGTAACCTTACCATTGGCAAGATGATGGATAATTTTAACGTGTATATGAATAGCGAGAAGGGTATAGATAAGCAGCAACTATTGCAAGCTGTTACCGAAATTCTCCGCACAGCTGCCGTAGATTTTGCCTCCTCAAATGATTGACGAATATGATACACTTTAACTTTCAACC